GCTCTTTTTCGTGGATCGCTACCATGTTCAGCATTGTGATCTTCTACTTTCTTACGCAGTCCTTTCTCAACTGTCTTGCTGACTTGCCTTTCTTCTGCTGGTTTATCTTTATCTTCTAAGTACTTGACCGCTTCTAAGATAACGTCTTTCATTTTTTGTTCGCCTAATGTGCCTATTACTAGCCATTTTATCTGTGCTACAACACCTGCGATGTTTGATGGTCTAGCCTTTTTATCACCTGATTTAAATTGTGCGCCATCTTCAAAGTGCCTAGCTGCCCATGCTTCACGTTCCTTTATCTTTCTGATAATCGCTGGGCTATCATCACCATCTAAGGCTCTTAATAACAAGTTGTAAGAGTTGTTGCCCTCTATGTTACCACCTGCTCTCCAAATTTTAGGATCGTCTTTTTTTATCGAAGCTGCAAACCTTCTATCAAACAGTGGGTAGTTGCTGTTCCTTAGTGAGACTTTTTTATCTTCGCCTTTTGTGGGGAAGTTAGTCGCCATCTTCTGCTTCTCCGTCATCTTGGACAACTGCATCTACAGGCATCTTCATAGCACCAAATGGCTGATAGGCTGTTTGAATATCGTATTGTTTAGCTAGTTCTTCTTCTCTTTGGTGTTGCTCAAACAACTCTTCAACGTCACGACCATAGTTGGCTTGGACATCTTGCATAGTGACGACACCAGCATTAAGACCATCGACATTAGCCTTAACTTCCTTGACTGGATCAATCCAACCCCAGCTTCTAGGTATGTAGACTATGTTGTTAGCGAACTTATTATATTTGTCTGGTGGCAGCAAAAAGTCATCTTTGAATGACATGGTTTGCAATAACCACTTATCAAAGACTGGTTGAATAAAATGCTCAATCATAAACCTTTGCATAATTCTGAAGTTGTCTCGTTCTTCTAATGTGCCTTGTCTGATTGATGAATAATTAACACCTTCTAAGTTGTTAGCAAGTGAGACATAACTTACACCAAGCCCTGAAGCTATACCTCTAAGCACAGACTTATGAAAGCCATCAAAGCCTGATGCTGGGTGCTGTGGATCGAAGGATTTGAAATCCATGCCGTCTGGTAGTTGCTCAAAAGTACCTGCTTCTGCGTTCATTACAGGTGTGTAATCATCTTCTGTGTCATCGCCTGTGTATTGGTCTCCGCTTGGGCTGGTAAAAAATCCCATCTTACTAGCACCCACTCTAGCTGCTACCAACTCTGCTTCTTCGTAACCATCAAGCATTTTTAATCTTGATAAGGCTGTAGTCATAAAGGGTACACCTCTAGTTTGTTCAGGTCTTTCAGCGACAAATGCGTGTATAATTTCATCTGCTTTCACTTCGATATGTTCTCTGTTGTAATTACCAAAGTATTGATTATGAGGGTGATCTTTGAAAAGCATATAAGATATAGGTTTGCCATTTTTGTCTAACTTAACACCCATGATTATCTCATCACCATTCTTCATCTGCTGGTTCTTTTCTTCATCTAAGTAGTCAGCATCAAGAAACTGTATTTTGTATGGATCGAGTGGGTTGTTGGTTGTAATGTGTCGTACTATAACCTCACCATCTCTTGCTAATGATTCTATGAAGAGTTTTTGTGCATCAACAAAAGAAAGTTTGCCGTCTATTGTGCAGTTACCTTTCTTACACCACTGTCGCCAAGCGTTTTCTATCACTTGATTGCCAATGAAATCTAGTGAGCCATCTTCGTTTCGTGCTTTGGATTGTATTCTTATGCCGTTCTGACCGACTACATTGGTGGTCATTAGCTGCAAATAACGCTTGGCATAGTCGTTGTTTCTTGCTTGTTCTCGGCATCTGTCACGTATTTTACGCAGATTAAATCTGATAGTACTGTCTGCATCACTTGAACCTGCGAAGAAGTCAGCAAACAGATTAGAAGTCGATGCTGCTTTGTAGTTTCTGCGTAGCTTGACTGTCTTTTTACGTGCTTTGAATAGGTTATCCCATATAGCCATTAGAACCTCACTTTGATTGTGTTGCCTGTATCTTGTTTGTTTTTAATACGAGCTAGTTTTATTTCTCTTAGATACTCGGCTCTGTATCTATTTCTAAAAGTCATTAAATCATCTATCGACATTCTTGATAGACTACGACCTGCTATCGAATAGGACATCTGATCTTGCGATGCCCTGTTCTCTAACACAGCTTCGATGGCATCTAACACTTTTTTGGCATGACTTCTGACATCAGCATTAGTATTAGCAAAGTTGACGACAACTTCGGTGCGACCTTCATCAACGGACACTCTTTCACTGTCTGCTGATCTGGTGATGAAAGCATACCAAACATAATCTCCTGCTGTATAACTAGCTGTTGTTGAACTGCCTACTTCTACAATGTAATCATCAGACGTTTCTGTTGCTGTAATGGTGAACTTGTGACTACCACCACCACCGCTATCTTCATGGAACTCATAAGTCAAAGCATATTCACTAGGATCGAAGTCAGAAGCTAAGTCTGGTCTGCGCCAAGTTAGTCTGTCACCTGCTACTAGCTCGTCTGGTTCTTGTGTCGGATAATTAGCCCTGTCGAAAATGTTGCTCATGTCAATAGTCTAACCTAAATTATACGCTTAATCTTTCCAAGAAGTGACAAAGTTTGACTGTTTTCTACGCATTAATCTTCTTCTATCACGTAAAAAATCAGGTTTTTGTACTTGAGTTGGCGCTTGTTTGTCTATTTTGCCCTTTTCTAAAGCTTTGAAATCAGGTTGAAGTATGTGTAAAGCTGCTAAAGCATAAACAAAAGTATCTAGTGCTTCGTTTCTTTCTCTGGTTTGTTTCCATACAACTGTCTTACGACCACGCACAAACTTGCTAATCTTCTTTTCTGCTGTCAGTTGCTTAAAATATTCATCATCAACTGTGTTAGGGAAGTGTATGAGGTTAGTATCTTCGTCTTTCAGTCTAGCGTGTATAAACTCTTTGGCGGTATCTGTACCTATCGAATAAAGTGCTGTTCTTCTTCTGCCCACAAAAGTAGGTCGAGAAGCTATTGGTTTATTAGCTTGGTTGCTACCTTTAATAGCGAAGATACGTCTTTGATTACGACCACGACAAAAAGCATAGACTTGATCTGTATGATGACCACCACTGTCGATAGCAGTACAAGCTATGGGTAGTTTCTTGCCATCTGCCTTTGTGAATACATCTTTGAGATAGGTGTCTAGTTCTTGCCAAACTTCTTTGGTGGCTGGATTACCCCAAATGATACGATACTCAAGCACCCAAGCTTCTTGATTCTCAGCCCAGCCTATTACTTGCACTTCTAGTCTATCCTTCTGTGTATCAACACCTGCTGTCAGAGCTAAGACCGCTTCTGGCACTAGCTCATGGTTGTATTGTTCGCACTTCTCCATTAACCCTTCTGCTGCTACCTCTTCGCCTTGCTCTGTCCATGTTTCACCAAGTGTAGTATTTACAAACGTCTGTAAAAGTTCAGGCGATTTCTTGGCTTCCAAAAAATCCTCTACTAGCTCTACCCAAGTACGAAAAGGCGAATACAACTCAGAGATATGGAAGCCGACCTTTTTTGCATTTGGTTCTTGTGCTGACCACTCACCATTTTGTAATAACCATTGTTTTTTGCTCTCAGGTATTATTGTGCCACAATGCACACATGACAAAGCTGCTGTCTCAGGCTGTTTATCTAGCCATGTTATTTGTTGCCATTTCAATTCTTGTTTTTGGTTACAGTCTGGGCATGGTACTAGGTATACTCTTTTATCTGATTCCTCGTATGCTTTTTCTATTCTCGATAGTCCTTTTATTGTTGGTGTTGATGTCATTATAATTTTACGATTCCAAAAGGTTGTAGTTCTTTTGCGACCAAGCAATATTGGATCACCCTCACTACCTGCGCTTGGTGGGTATCTATCGACTTCATCACATAACAATATTCTGATTGGTCGTGATGCTAGACCTGATGCAGAGTTAGCACCAACCATAGTAATATGACCACCTGCATATTTTTTGTGTAGTGTAGTATTTTCGGCATCTCTCGATCTGGGTTCTTTGACTTTCCCTTTTAGGTTAGGCGTGTCTCTTAGCATTGGTGCTAGTCTGTCTTTGCTAAAGGCTTGTGCCATAGACAGTGAGGGCTGTATGCAAAGAATAGTTGATGGTTCTTGGTCAATATAGTAGCCGATAGTATTGAGCAATATTTCTGTTGCGCCCACCTGTGCTGATTTAATGAATACAATTTCTTCAACACCAGGATCGTTGATGACTTGCATGATTTCACGCTGAAACGGCACACGATCTGTTCGCCACTGTCCTGCTTCAGCCGATGATTCTGATGATAGCTTTCTATGTTTATCTGCCCATTCGTCAACTTGTAAATCTGGCGGTGGTTGCCAAAGTTTACTTATCTGTTGCCATATCGGTTTTAGCTGTTGCATCTTCTGATAACTCCTCTAAACATTCATACACTGCTTCTTTGATAATGGCTTCTGCTTCGGCATAAGTTTCAGCAGCTTGGGTAAGATGTCCTAGCTTAGATGGCAGTGCTAATAGTTTGCTGCGCACATTAGATACATAATCTGACCAAACTGTTTTTATTGTGTCAGTTGATATTAGATCAGCTTCTTTCTCTTGTAGTTCTAGCTCTGCTCTATCGGCTTGTGCTTTAGTTAGTCTAGTGCGTTCTTCATTAAGATCGCCACTGTTTGTGTTTTTGCCTTTTGCTAGACTGCGCAAAAATCTGATATAACGGACACGACAATCTTCTAAATCTTGTCCGCCTGTTTTGCCTGATTTCATTAAGACATTCTCGTTAAAAAGCTCATGTATGCGTACTGAAGATAAGTCTAAGTGTTTCGCTACTTCTTTAATTGTTGCCATATTTTTCTGTATGATATAAACCACAGTTATAGTTCCTGTCGCTACAAAACTTGTATGCATCACGAATAACCCATACACGATACGCCTGTAAGTACCTATATATAGGGGGTTTCAGAGGTCGTTTTTGTAAAAACGCTGAAAACCTTGAGAAATGGGGCTTCCAGAGGTTGCACAATTTAGCTTGTAATATAACTAACATTTATAGTCCTGCCTTTCTTTTTGCTCTAGCGAAAGCAACTTTTAACTGTCTATCGAAGTTTCTTTGAACATATTTACTACTCTCTTTATAAAAAGGAAATTTCTTTTCATATTTAGCAAAGTTTTGTGTCAGTAATATGATTGGTTTGACACCCTTGTTACCTACCCTTTCCCACACAGCAGTTATGCCTTTGATCTCTGCTATAAATTGTTTTTTATTTTTGACAATGCCACGTCTTTTGCCTGTGATGTTACCGAACTGGTTTAACTTAGCATTGCCTTGTATTGGCACAGGATTTTTTTTATCTGAATATCTGAAGCCACCTTCTACTTGATACTGTAAGTATTCAGCTACAAAATCTTTCATGTTCAAAGAGCCAATAGGTTGTCTTGCACTAGCAAACTTTATGAAAAAGCCTTTTTGTGTTTGTCTCGTTGGTCTATCTAAAAACTTTCTAGTGAGTAGTAATTGATGCCCTTGTAATTTTTGTAAGGTTTTGTTGATTGCTCTGGGTGTGGCAGATTTCATTAAATCTTTTTCAAAGAAGCTAAGCTTTTTTTTAAATTGCTTTACATTTGTATCAACTCTTATTTGCATATTCTATTTCTATTAGTAATTCTATATAGTGCTTGGCTTTTAGTAAATCATCTATGCCATTCTTATCTCTGTGCCGACATAAGTATTTAATTGCTGCTGATTCACAATAGTTAAGTTTATTCCTCTGACAGAACTCTACAGGTTGCACCTCATAATTTTTATAATGCGATCCTGAGATTTGTTTTTTTAACGGATTGTATTTTGTATCACTCATTTTACTCCCTCTGTTACACTGATCTCTGAAGCCCTTTATTCCTGAATACATTATCTGTAACAAAAAACAAATCTCTTATAAGAGATTGTTTTGTTACATATATATTCACTCTGCTGGTCTAGTCCAACCTTCCTTTTTTGCCCATCTGTTAATCTTGCTGTGTGAAACATTATAGTTAATCTCGTCTAAGAGTGTTTCCTGTATCTTACGCAGTGGCATACCCTCTTCATAATACTTTTTAGCCAATGCCATTTGTTTCTTGTAAGGATTCTCTATGACAGCTATATCACCATTACGTAACTCAAACTCGACCTCTTCCTGTTCTAAAGCAGATAGATGTCTAGCCTTTTCAAATGTCCACTTGAAACCAAACTCAATATCTGTGTCATCATCATAGTCTATTTCTTTCTTTTCTGATTCAACATTAATCAGCAAGTCTAATGTGACCTGCTTAACCATAGTGCCGTATAAGGCAGAGTTACCACCGACACCTGAGGTCTTACGTGCATGGTCAACAATCCAAACTGTAATGTTGCGTTGCCGACACCAGTTGAGAAAAGGTTGCACATGGATCAACCACTCTGTCGGACTGCTAAAGTCCTCGAAAGCGAACAGGGTAAAGATATTGTCCATGACTACAACCTCATACTCATTAACCTCAATGGTGTTCATAAGCTGCTGCATATTCTCCTTGTCATCTAAAGTTCTGAGCATCATCTCACGATACTGTACGACTTCATACTGACCTGTCTCCATATTAAGTTCTTTGAACTCTGGCTGGATAAAGCGTGAGACATAATGTAAATTTCTAAGACCAAGCACCCAATCATCTAAATTAGATAACTTAGGCTTCATCTTGAGATATCTGCTTTGTAGTGCTGATGGCAACATCTCGCCATCTACGTACAGAATCTTACAAGCCTTCGGCACTTTGTAATAGGCAAAGTCCATACCCATAGCCAAATGTAACATCAGCTTTTGTGTAATATAGGATTTACCTGAACCTGACCTGCCGTAAAGAATAGTTTGCGTACCGCTATGCAGTAAGCCGTCAATCAGTGGTTCAGGTTTGGGATAGTCTTTATCCAAGATAGAACCCAAAGGCTCAACCCACAGCTTAGTCTGTGAGCCATGCACCCTGTCGGCTTCTTGATTAGAAGATATATGGGTAGTGCCAACAGGGTTCTGGCTTTCGTCTTTAGAATGGTATGC